ACCCTATTGAAACTAAAACATGGTGGGGTAAACAACTAAGAGCTTTAGTTCATTTTGGTAGTCTTGCAGTTGGAGCAGTTGGAGCAGCTAAGGCTGTAGCAGCTACTGGACTTGTAACCTTACCAGCTGGACTCGTAGGTCTTACTAGCAGTACTCTTGCTCGTGGAGCAGCTGTAGGTGCTGTATCTGATCTTATATCAAAAGAGTCAGATGAACATAATGTTTTAGGTGCATTATCTGAAAGATATGGCTGGGCTGACACACCGTTAGCTACAAAAGATACTGACCATCCTATTATGATGAAGATTAAAAACATCGTAGAAGGTATGGGTATAGGTTTATTCTTTGATGGTATTGCTTATACATTAAAGAAAGGCAGTAAACCAGTTGTAGACCAGATTAAAGCACGTAATAATAGTGTAGATAAACAAACTATAGAAGCTGGAGTAGCACAGCTCCGTGATGGTGATACAGCGTTTAGAGCTGATAAAAACAGACCTATAGCTGAACCACATCAGGGAGCACATATATCAGAAGTTGATCCACAGGCAGCTCGTGAACAATTATCACGTACACGTAAAGAGTGGGGAGCAGAAGAAGGATCTACTGGTTCTGTTACTACACCTGTCGAACGTGAACGTGTAGCATTAAAGAGTGGCTCTGATGATGCAACTATTGAACGTATATTTAAAACTTTAGTAAGTAGTGATAAATTTAAGAAAGAATTAGATGCTGTAAAAGGTAATCGAAGAAAACTTGTTACTAAATGGGAAGAAGCTATAAAAGGACATCAAAGCATTACTAACGGTAGAGAAGCTGCGGATATGTCTGCTGCTGAATACTTAAAGGAATTGTTTGAGACTAATGACGTTATAGATGGCTATGAAATATGGACATCTAAAAACGTAGTTATAGGTGATTTAGTTGTAGGCTCTCTCTTAAAACAGATACAAGATACAGGTATTGCTGGCAGAGAAATAGCAGATCTTGTTAATTTAAATGCTGTAGATGGACCAACTAAACAGTTAGTTGATACTATGTTAACCGCTATATATGAAACAAAGAAAGCTAGATTAGTTAAATCTGATTCATTCAGAGAACTAGGAGCTGGTAAAAAGCGTAAGGATGCTATAGAGCAAGTTCTAAAAGAAGAAGTACAACAAGCGAAGGAATCTATACAGACTGTACTTAAAATTGCAGATGATGACGAAGACTTACTTATGGCTATGTACGAAGCTTTCTCAATGATGAAAGACGTAAACAGCTTAGAAGACTTCGACAGATGGGCGAGAACAGTGTTATTAGGAGGAAAGCTAGAGCAAGGTGGTGCTGATCGTACTGGTACTCTTATCAGAGAACTAGAAGGAGTCATGACTAATAGTGTTCTATCAGGTCCTAAAACACCGATGCGAGCAATTATGGGTACATCTGCTGCAACATTCCTTAGACCCGTTGCTACGGCATTGGGAGCAGCTACACGAGCTCCATTTAATGGAGATATCGCAACTCTTAGAGCTAGCCTTGCGTCAGTTAATGCTATGGTAGAAGCTATACCAGAATCATTTTCATTATTTAGAAGTAGACTAAACTCATATTTTAAGGGTGATATAGCATCTATTAAAACTAGATACTCAGAATATAGTCAAGGCGATCAAAACTGGGAGATATTACGTAGATGGGCAGAAGATAGCGGAAGAGCTACACCCGGAGAAAGAGCAGCTTTTCAGGCTGCTAATATCGCACGGAGTATGAACAATAGCAATTACTTTACATACTCTACTAAGATTATGGCTGCGACTGATGATGCGTTTGCGTTCATATTAGGTCGTGCTAAAATGCGTGAAAAAGCTATGCGTAGAGTTCTTGAGTTACAAGAGGGTGGTTATAAGACACCTAAGATAACACCAGAACTTATGAGAGCTTATGAAGATGATTTTTATGCACAGGTCTTTGACCCTGCTGGTAATTTAACTGATGAAGCTGCAAACTTTGCACGTAAAGAAGTAACACTTACACAAGAACTTACAGGCTTTGCTAAAGGTCTTAACGATGTATTTACTGCTGCACCATTAGCTAAACCATTCTTCTTATTTGCTAGAACTGGTGTAAATGGACTTGCATTAACAGGTAAATACACACCCGGTTTTAACTTCTTAGTTAAAGAATTTAACGATATAGCTTTTGCTAATGCAACTAATTTAGATAATGTAGCTAAGTATGGTATAACATCCGCAGAGGAGTTAGCTAATGCTAAAGCTTTACAAACAGGTAGATTGGCAATAGGCTCTGGCGTTGTATTCATGGCAACACAAGCTTGGATGCGTGGTGATCTTAATGGTAACGGTCCTGCTGATAGACAGAAAAGACAAGTATGGCTAGATGCTAAATGGGAACCAAGAACAATTAAATTAGGTGCTGTAAGAGTAGGTTATGATAGCTTTGAACCTTTTAACCTCATTATGTCAACTATAGCTGATATAGGTGATGCAAGTGAGCTTATGGGAGAAGAGTGGACTGAAAGAGAACTACAAAAAGTTTCTCTTGTTGTCGCACAAGCAGTATCCAGTAAATCATATCTTGCCGGTATTCAGTCATTTGTTGACTTACTTGGTGGTAGACCCGGACAATTTGACAGAATTATAGCTGGACTTGCAAATAATCAAGTGCCATTAGCTGGATTACGTAATGAGCTCGGTAAATTATTCGTACCTCATATGCGTGAAATAGGGTCTGGTATAGATCAGTCTATACGTAACCGTAACTTAATTATGGAACATTTTGCTGGTCAAAAAGAGTTACCTATTAAGTATGATTTATTAAATGGTAAGCCTCTTAAAGATCATGACTTTTTAACTCGTGCATTTAATGCAGTTAGTCCTGTGAATCTTAGCCTAGACCAAGGTCCGGGTAGACAAATGCTTTATGACAGTGGCTATGACTTACGTAAATCAACATACTATGCTCCTGATGGTACAAACTTAACTGATTTACCAAAGGTTAGATCTAAATTTCAACAAGCTATCGGTATACAAAATCTAGAAAGAGAATTAGATAAATTAGCAGCTAATCCTAAGATAATAGCATCTATAGAAAAGATGTATGAAGATATAAGGTTTGGTAAACGTGGGCAGTATGATGCAAGAGATTATTACCATAATATTGTTATTAAAAGATTATTCGATAGAGCTCGTAAAGTTGCTTGGCGTACAATTAAAACACAAGATGATATTGTTCAAGAAATTAGAGAACAACGTGCAGCTAAAGACTTACAAGGATTAAAACAACAACAAACAGCAAACCTATTAACTATGTATAGATAATGGCAACCCACGAAAACTCGTATACGGTAAGTCAAGGTTCAGGCACGGATAGCCGTGACTTTGCCTACACTTTTCCGTCATTCCTAGAAAGCGAGGTAAAAGTAGAGATAGATAATGTAGTCAAGACTCTGACCACCCACTATACCATCGTTAATCATAATACTACATCTGGAGGCACAGTCAGATTTAACGCTACTGGTTTGCCAAACGGTACTACTGGATCACTACCTGTTCGTATATTTAGACAAACAGATGTTGATTCCGCAAAAGCTACATTTACAGCTGGTGGTGCTTTAAAAGCTGCCGACATCAATAATAGTCTTAAACAAGTACTTTATGCACTACAAGAGAATATTGGTGTAAATGCAGCTGATAGAAAGATACAGCATTGGAATATAGAAGATAATGCTATCATCACATCTAAAATTAAAGATGATAGCGTAACATTAGCAAAGTTAGCTGACGGTGCTTTACCTACAGATATAACTATAGCAAGTGCTAACATTGTAGATGGTACGATAGTTAATGACGATGTTAATGCGTCAGCAGCGATAGCTGGTACAAAAGTTACACCAGCTTTTGGAAGTCAGAACTTATCTACATCTGGTACAGCTGCAACTGGAGCTTTAACAGTAACAGGAAACATTGGTGTCTCAGGAACTGTAGATGGAAGAGACGTAGCTGCTGATGGTACAAAATTAGACGGTATAGAATCCGCAGCTACTGCTGACCAAACAGCCGCAGAGATCAGAACCCTTGTAGAAAGTGCTAGTGATAGCAACGTGTTTACTGATGCTGACCATAGTAAGTTAAACGCTATAGAACCAAGTGCAACTGCTGACCAGACTGCTGCTGAGATACGTACTCTTGTAGAATCTGCTACTGACTCAAATGTTTTTACTGATGCAGATCATACAAAGTTAAACAACATAGAGACAGCAGCTACAGCAGATCAGACTGCTAGTGAGATTAAAACATTACTACAATCTGATAAACTTACTAGTTCTGAAATAGCGACTGGTACTTTAGATGGTAGATATTATACAGAGACAGAACTTAACCCTTCTGCTAGTGCTGGTCAAAACGTATTAGATGCTAGATACTATACAGAAACAGAAGCTGAAGCTAAGTTCCTTAGACAGGATTCTTCAGAAACTATTGCTAGCGGTGTTACATGGTCTAATTCAGACGCATACGTAGCTACAACTGCTGCTATCAACGCCCGTATTGTTGACCTTATTGATGATGTTGGTGGTTTCATAGCTATAGCAAACCAAACCAGTTTCCCAGCTACAAACCCACAAGGAACAGCAGGGCAAGCAGCGATATTAAGTATATCAGCTACAACAGCAACACTGACACCTAGCGGAACAACTGTTACCATAACAGACGGAGCTGGGTCAGGAAACGATGTAACTATTACTGGTGTATCTTCTGCAATTCCTAATGGATTTGGATTCTTGGTAGAGTCTACCGGTACAACACATACTTACACCTTTCACAGGCTTGTACCAAAGGCTACAGAGGTTACAACAGTTGCATCCAACATAACTAATATTTCAGCAGCCGGTGCAAACGTAGCTGACATCAATAACTTTGCTGACATATATCAGATAGCTGGTAGTGCTCCTACACAGAGAGCTGATGGAACTTCACTACAAGATGGTGACTTATGGTTTGATAATAGTAATGATAACTTAACTGTATGGAACGGTAGTTCATTTGCTACTATTACTCCTTCTCAGTCAGTTCTTGATGACGTAGCTATTGTATCTGGTGCTATAACATATAGTGAAGATTTAGGTCTTATAACATCAGCTGCTACAACAGGTAGTTCTAATGGTTCATTAGAGATCGTTGCAGATCTTATAGAAGATGAAGTGACATTTACTGTTACTGCATCTGGAGGAGCTTATTTAATTGATGGTGTATCTAAGCCAGCTTTAACTTTATATAAAGGTTGGACATATACATTTGATTTAAGTTCTAATACTCTTGGATCTCATCCACTAAGATTCTCTAGTGGTGGTAGTTTATATTCTACTAACGTCACTGTCACTGGTACTCAGGGACAAGCTGGTGCAAAAATAGCAATTAAAATACCTGAGTCACAGCCAACAAGCTTTATCTACTACTGTACAAACCACAGTAATATGGGTAACACCATAACTGTTAAAGATGATCCTATTAAGACAGTATCTGATGATATAGTTAAGATAAAAGCTGTAGCTGATAATAAGACAAATATTGACGCAGTACACGCAAATGCTACTAATATCAATGCTGTAGCTGGAAACAACTCTAATGTTACATCCGTAGCGGGTAACGCCTCTAATATTAATAGTGCGGTATCTAATGCTTCTAATATTAATACAGTTGCTGGTTCTATAACCAATGTTAACACAGTAGGAAGTAATATTTCTAATGTTAATAATTTCGCTGACAGATATCAAATAGCGTCTTCAGCTCCCTCAACAGATGGTGGTGGTAATGCACTAGCTGCTGGTGACTTATACTTTGACACTTCTGCTAACGAACTAAAAGTTCATACAGGTTCTCAGTGGCAGGGTGGTGTTACAGCTACAGGTAACTTCGCTGCTGTTACTGGTAGTACATATACTGGTACTAACATTCATAACGATAA